CATGCCGCGCGGCCCTGGCGTTCAGGTCAACGTCGGCGTCGCGGTCAATGGGCAGCAAGCGCAAGCGATCATTGAGAGCGTGCACCAAGCGCGACAGGCCCGATTGTCCGACATTCCGCCCGCAATGTCGGACACGTTGCAAGAGGATTTGCGGACGATTGAGGCGCTGGCATTGCCTCCGGCGGACGACCCCCCGGGGGGGGATCAGCTTCAGGGTCCCGGCGCCGGTACCTGTCCCGTACCTGTGTCCCAATCCGCGCGCCCTCCGATTTCCGATGTTTCCGAGCGCGTGCCGATCGAGCGGCCGCGCGACCCGTTCGGCAATCCGTTCGACAGCCAAGGAGAAGACGATGCGAGAGATGACCGCTGAGGAACGCAAAAAGATTGAACAGGCGGTCTCGCGACTGGGCGACGCGTTCACGGAGCGACAGGATGCGCGCGAGGCGCTGAGAGCCGCGCAGGAAAGGTTCGCGAACGCGGAGGAGCAGTTCTCCTGCGCGGAGGCTGACACGCGGACGGTGTTTCGCGAAATGGCCGGGATAGGGCCTTACGCATGACCGCCGCGATGCCGATGGAGAGCTACGTCGACTTCTTCGAGCGCGAGCTTGGGATCGCGGAGCCGGGGAAGACGAACGTCACGTTCGTCACGTACGACGCCGAGCGGAAGATTGGGGTCGCCGTTCGCGTCCCTGGCCGGCGCACGCACGCGGTCCGCGTGGCCTTCGCGCCCGGCTGGGAGACGCTGGCCGTCGAGGGCCTGCGCGACTGGAAGGACAACCCGTGAAGCCCGACGAGGACGTCCTCACGCTCGACAAGCTGGGTTACTTGTCGCGCTGGGCGAAAGCCGTGCCGGGCCTGCAGTTGCACTCCAACCCGCATCTCCTCGACGGCCCGTTCGAGGATTGGTCGGAAGTGCGCTCGCCGTCTCGCGCCGCGCGACGTCGCCGCCAGGGGCACCCGCAACGCATTCGGACCTACTACCTGCCCGCCGAAAAGGCAGTCCAGTTTGAGCGAGACGGAGTGGTCCATATCGTCATGCACCCGGCCAAGCTCGCCGAGCTGAAGGCGGAAATTGACCGTCGCCGAAGCTGAAGCTCGCGCCGCGCGGAACGGCTTGCGGCTAGAGTTCGACGATCGCGACGCGGGCCCGTCGTGGCCGGGAAAGCGGTTCGCGAGCGCGCATCTTTTCGACGGGCAGCGGCAGGTGGCGGGCGTGGCGCACAGCTACGGCGACGAAGCCTCGCGGCAGCGGGCGTTGTCATTTTGCGCGAAGTGGGTATTTTATGCACCCACGGGCTGACCAAGCGCCCGTCACGCAATGCCGGGGGGCTGCGACATGCTGGGGGGATTTCTGCTTATCGTCGGGCTCGCGGTCGCGGGCATAGGCGCGCTGATGATCTTCGCCGGAGGCATGTCCGACGACCCAGCTGGCGGCGACAAGGCGACAAGTCAGGGCTGCATCGTCCTTGTGGTCGGACTCGCCGCGTTCATCGGCGGCGCCGCGCTCCTGTCCTACCACGTCCTGCGGTGAGCGGCGCCTGTTCGCCAGAATTCATCGAGTACGTTGCCCGGACGTACAAGGATGATTTCACGGGCTACCGTCTCGACATCTTGGGGCGGAAGCCGAACCCCGCGACGCTCGAGCTCGAAAAGAGCATCGTCGTCAACAAGCGCACCGCGGCGGGCACCGGACACGGGATCGGGAAGACCGCACTCGGCGCCGACGCGATCCATTGGTTCATCTCGACGCGGCCGCATCCGGCAATCGTCGCGACGGCGAACACGGAAGACCAGCTCACCACGAAGCTGTGGCGCGAGCTGAATAAGACCAATCAGCGGGCGAAAAATCGCGATTGGTTCGAGTGGAAGCAGTCGACCTTCACGATGTTCAAGGACCCGACCGCTCAGGCTGTCGCCCTGGCATGGTCCGAACACAATCCGGAGGCGTTCGCCGGCACGCACGAAGACCACGTTCTCGGCGTCTTCGACGAAGCGTCGGCGATCGCGCGGGCGATCTTCAACTCGTTCGCTGGCGCCATGTCGACGCGCGGCGCCCGTTGGCTGCTGCTGGGCAACAGCACGCGGACGGAGGGATATTTCTACGACGCGGTCCACGGGAAGCTGAAGGCGCGCAAGGAAGGCGACGAAGCGCGCGGTTTCTGGAAGAGCTTCGTCATCCCCTGCAGCGCGTCGCCGTTCGTGGACCCCGGGTACATCGCCGACATGGAGCGGCAGTTCGGCAAGGACAGCGACGAGTACCGGATCCGCGTCCTTGGGCTCCCGCCGCGCACGGATGCGACGCAGTTCATCTCGCCGGCGCTAGTGACCGCTGCCCAGGAACGGGACATTCCCATGTTCTACCGCTGGCCGCTGATCGTCGGCGCCGACGTGGGTCGTGGGGATAGGTCGGTGCTCGTGCCGCGACGCGGCCGGAAGGTCAGCTCCCGCATCCAAATCCTGAACGGGTCCCGCACGACGGACTTTGCGCGCGGCATCGTCGAAGAAATCAAGATGTACCGCGGCGAAGAGGGCCTGGAGGCGAACGTCGTCGTCGAAGAGCTGGGCATGGGCGTCGGCGTCGTCGAGACTATCGAGGACATGGGCTACGCCGACAACGTGTGGGGCGTGAACACGGGCGCCTCGCCGAACGAAGGCAACCGCGAGCTTTACTCGAACCTGCGCTGCGAGATGTGGGGCGAGATGAAGGATTGGCTGGAGGGCAACGTCGAGCTGCCCAACAATGCCGAGCTGTTCGACGACCTCACCGTCATCAAGAAAAAGCCGAACGTCAACGGCAAGCTCCGTCTGGAGACGAAGGAGGAGATGCGCCGCCGCGGCGTCCGCTCGCCCGACGTCGGCGACGCGCTCGCACTCACGTTCGCTGTGCCCTTCGATCTGCTCCCGGAGCGCCGCCGCGAAACTGATACGTGGCGCGACCCCTACAACTCGTCGGTCCCCGCCGGCCTTAGCTGGATGAGCAACTGATGTACGACGAACCGATCGCACCCGGGGAAGACGTCCAGACCACGGATCCGCAAGGGCAGGAGCCGCCGAAGCCGACGGGCATGTTCCTGCAACCGGACGACGTCCTGGTCAAAAAGCTGCGGACTCTGCTGAAAAAGGCGGTCGACCACCACTCGAAGCGGCGTGCCGCGCGGAAGAAGGAATGGGCCGCGCTCGCCAACGAGCAGTGGGAAGAAGCGGACAAAAACCGCATGTCGGGCCTGAAGCGGACGACGCTCACGCTGAACCTGCTGCAGACCATGCTCGCCGCCGTCGAAGGCGAGGAGCGCAGCAACCGCCAGGAGCTCAAGTTCTACGGCGAGGAGGAAGGCGACGACGTCTCTGCCGCTGCTTGGGGTCGCATCCTCAAGTGGGTCATGGAACAGTGCGGCGGCGAATTCTCGCTATCGTCGATGTTCCGCGCCGGCGTTGGCGTCGGCGAGGGCTGGGTCGTTCCCGACGTCGATTTCTTCCGCGATCCCGACGGGCAAATTCGGCTGGAGTTCGTCGACGAAGACGAGTGCTGGGGCGACCCGCTGTCGACCAATCCGACCGGCGAGGACATGCGGCATTTCTTCCGCGGCCAGATGTTCGAGGAAGACGAGATTGACGCCCGCTGGCCCGGGAAGCTCGAGCAGCTCCGGCTGAAGACGCTGGAGATGGAGCCCGGCGAAGAGACGGACGGCAAGGGCTACCGCGACGTGTACCTCACGCCGGATCAAACGGCGGGCCCGAAAATCTGCGACGCGGCCGAGCGCCAGTGGATGATCGTCGAGGCATGGTGGGCGCAGATTGAGCCCGGCCACGTCGTCCTGAACGAGCAGACCGGCGACCTGGACGAAGTTACCCCGGAGGAATTTCAACAACTGAGCGCCGAGCGCTCGGCCGCGCAGAAGGCGTGGCTGCTCCAGAAGCTGAACCCACAGTTCGAGCAGGGACCGCTGGGTCCGCAGCCGATCGACCCCGGGCCCATGCCGCCGCCGCTGCAGTCGAAGGAGCGTCCGCTACGCTGCCTCTATCAGGCGTTCTTCTGCGGCGACGTCCTGCTCGAAAAGCGCAAGAACGAAATCAAGGGGCTGCGGCGCTTTCCCTACGTCCGGTTCGGCGCGATGTTCGATAAGGACAAGCGGCATTGGTACGGGCTGCTGATGCTGGCGCTCGACGTTCAGCGGCAGCACAACGTCGAGCAGTCGGCGATTATCCAGCTAATTCAGCAACTTCCGACCGCTTCGTGGATGGGTCCGAAGGGGAGCTTCCACAACAAGAACGAGTGGGAGACGAAGCTGGCGCAGCCCGGGAAGCTGCTCGAATACAACGCGACGCGCGGCAAGCCCGAACAAATCGAGACGCCGCCGATCCCGCGCCACCTGGTTGAGCTTGCAATGGCGCGGCCCAACCAGCTCCGCGAAATCACCGGCATCAACACGGAGATGACCGGCCAGCGCACGCCCGACGCCGGCGTCGTCATGGAGATGCGGAAGAAGGCGGCGACGACCGTCCTCGCGCCGATCTTCGACAATTACCGCCGCTCGAAGCTCGACGTCGGCAAGGTGCTGCTCGCGTACATGCAGCGCTACATCAAGCCCGGGCGCCGCCTCCGCATTCTCGGCGAAGACAAGGCCGGCTGGGTCGAAGCGACGCTCGAGATGACCGAGGGCAAGTTCGACCTCAAGGTCGAAGAGACGAACGCGTCGATCAACGACCGGATGGAAACGCTCACCGTCATGCAGACGACGCTTCCGCAGTTGATCCAGACTGGCGTGCCGATCCCGCCCGAATTCATCGACCTGCTACCGATGAACCCGAGCATTCGCGACGCGTGGAAGCGCATGCTCACGTGGCACCTGACGCTCCAAAACATGCTTCCGCCGCCCGGCTGGCAACCGGGAATGCCGGCGATGCTCCCGCCGCCTCCGGGCGCACCCGTCCCCGCCGACCCCAACCAGCCGCCGTCGGTGGCTCAGTAAAGGACTGCTCCAATGGCCGACAAATCCCCGTTCGACGAAGAATTCTCTCCCGAGGAGGAGGCCGCGCTTCAGGACGCGAACGCGATTCCGCCCGCCGAAGAGGAAGGCGAGGGTTCCGTCGAAGAGGCGCTCGCCGCGGCGGGCCAGGCGAAGGAGCCGGATCCCGCGCCGGCCGAAGCGCCCAAGCCCGGCGAGGCACCGGCCGCTGAAGCTCCGAAGCCCGCCGAAGAGCCGCCCGCTCAGACGGAGGAACAGGAGCTCGCCGCGTTCCTGGAGAAGCACAAGGACAAGACGCCGGAGGAGCTGCAGCGGCTGCTCTTCCAACAGACCAAGCGTGCCAGCCGTGAAGCGGCGGACAATCGCCGGACCCGCTCGCAAGTCAGTGCGATCGCGGAGCGCGCCCGTGCCGCCCAAGCTCGTCGCGAGCAGCTGGCGACCGCCGCCCCCGACCTCAAGGAGAAGTTCCGCCAGCGCGTCGGGGAGGATCCCGATGCGGCCGTCTCCGAGCTGTTCGAGGCTATCGTCGACCAAAAGCTGCAGGAGGCGGACAGCGAAGTCCAAGCCGCCCGCGTCGAAGAGGCGATCCAGTTCGCCGACGCGCACATTCCCGATTTCGGTACGAATTGGCCGGGGATGCACAAGCTCGCGAACGAGATCGGCTATAGCGACGACGAAGTGAACGCGATCGACGACGGCCGTCCGCTCATCGCGCTCTACCTCGCGAGCCATACGGCGCGGTTGATGAAGGCGGGCATCATGGACCGCTACGGGAACATCAACCTGGAGGCCCTTCCCGGCTTTCAGGCGACGCCAATCGACCCGCGCCTTGCGGCGCCGGACCCGCAGAAGACGCTGGGCGGCGGTGCGGCGCGCGGCGCTCGCGGGGCACAGACCGTCGAACAGCAACTCGCCGAAATCGCGAACATGTCGGACGAAGAATTCAACAAGCTCGATCCGGCTGTCCTCGATGCGCTGCTGAAGGCGGCGTAAGTTCAACCACAAGTTTCGGTCGGTGCGTCCAGAGGGAGTGACCGGCCGGGAAAGGGAGTAGCATGGCAAAGCCGAGCAGGAAGAAAGCAGCGACCAAAAGGACGACCGCGAAGCGCAAGCCAGCGGCGCCCAAGCCCGTTGACGTGGTGACGACGGCTCCTGAGCCTGAGAAGCCAACCGAGCCGCAAGGCGCGGGTCCCGTCGACGTGGTGACAGCTGGAGGCCCCGCGCCCGAACAGGTTGCGGAGACACCAGCGCCGGAAGCTGCGGAGCAACCGACTGAGGCGAGCACTAAGACGACGGAGGACGCGCCGGCCCCGGAGGCGCCCGAAGAAGTCGATCCGCCAGCCGATGAACCGGAAGCTCCCGCTCCAGCCGCCCCGTTCGCAAGGTGCACCGTAGGCCCGGTTGAAGCCCGGGTTGGGCGTGTGTCTTTGGACGCGGTGCTCGGGCTCCTCAGCCCCGATGGGCTGCGACGAATTGAAGCGGAGAAATCGACAGCTTCGTTCGAGTCCGTGCGTCAGCGGCTGCTTGCTACCGATGGTCGTGCTACTCCCGTTTTCTTCGAGGCCGGCGCCGCCGAAGGGGACGCTCCCTCCATCCTGCACGGCTATGCGGAAATCGCCGCCGCTCAGGACTGTGGATCGGACGACGTAACTGTGATACTCATTCCGGCGGGGGGCGCTTCTGAAGCGCAGTCGCACATCGTCGAGATGGTGCGGCAGCAGCGCGTTAAGGAGCAAACCACCGACAAAGACGACGACCTGTTCTACCGCGTTCACGCGGAATAGCAGGACCGCTCCGCACCCGCCGGCGAAACGGCGAGCGGCCACGCCCGGCCTTAATGGGCAGCGGTAAGCGTCCCAGCCTGATCGGGTCGCAAGAGGATCGCGCACTCAAACGCGCAGCGGCTTCCCAGCCTCAACGGGAACCTCCGTCAACTCTTGCATCGACCGGGCTGGGAGGCCCCAAACATCATGGCATCGACCACCATCACGAGTGCGTCGGCCCTTGCTGTCAAAGTATGGGCACGCAAAGTCTTCAACGACGCGGTCAAGACGACCCTCTACGGCAAGCTGTCGGGGACGTCGGATCGCGCGATCGTTCAGGTGAAGGACGAGCTGAAGAAGGGCGAGGGCGACCGCGTCCGCTTCCAGCTGCGCTCGCTTCCGACCGGGATCGGCGTCCAGGACGACGAAACCCTGGAAGGCAAGGAAGAGGGTCTGGACTTCCGCTACTTCGACCTGACGCTTGGCGAGAAGCGCCACGCGATCAAGGTCGACCTCAACCTCTCCGCACAGCGGACCATCTTCGACGTTCGCGCCGAAGCCAAGGCCGCGCTCGAGGAGTGGATCGAGGATTACGTCGACACGACGTTCTTCGAGGCGCTCTCCGGCATGCCGCTGCGCGGCGCCGCGGTGTCGTACTACCACCCGTCGGGCTTCCTCGGCGGCAACGCGCTCACCGCACCGGCTGCTGACCGCATCATGTTTGGCGGCACCGGCGTCGTGGCGCGCAACGGCCTGGCTGTCGGCGACGTGATGACGCTGACCGTCCTCGACCGCGTCGCTGAAGCGCTGAAGCTCGCTTCCCCGACCATGCGGCCGGCTTCCTTCGACGGGAAGCAGCTGTTCGTCGTTATCATGCACCCGTACCAGGTGAACGACCTCCGGGCGAACACTAGCGCGGGCCAGTGGTTCGACATTCAGAAGGCCGCGATGATGGGCGGCAAGATCGCGGACAACCCCATTTGGGGCGAAACGCTCGGCGTTTACCGCAATCTGCTCATGATCGAGTCGACCCGCGTCCCGACGTTCTCGAACGGCGGCGCTGGCGGCAACATCGCGGGCGCCCGCGCTCTCGTTCTCGGTGCTCAGGCGGCGGTCGCTGCCTACGGCAACGGGACCGACGAGAAGGGACGTCTGAAGGCAACCGACCGCACGTTCGATTACGGCAAGCGGTACGGCGTCTCGGCGACGCTCATTTGGGGCATCAACAAGACGGTCTTCAACAACCAGTCGGACTTCGCAACCTTCGCGCTGGAAACGGCCGCGAAGTCGCACGCCTGACCTGAGTGAGCGGCGGGGGGTTTCGGCCCCTCGCCTAGAACGGAGAATATCATGGCTCGAGTTGCAACTTTCCTCCTGGCGGCGACCATCACGCCGCTTCTCGACGTCGGCCTCTACAACGTGCGCCGCGACGCAGCCTTTCCGGCTGCTGGCGGACCGGCCAACGGCGACTATTGCCCACTGTTCGCCGTGGCGCGTGCGGGTCGGATCATCGACGCGGACATTGCTCAGTCGGCGACCTTGGGCGCTGGCTGCACCGTCAAGCTGTCGCTCTACCGCGCCGGCGCGCTCGTTCGCGACCTGACCGTCGCGACGGCTGGCGGCGCCGCGGGCTACGCCAACGCGAACACGCTGGGTCCGATCGACGTCCAGGCGGGCGACGAAGTCGTGGTTGTGGTCGGCGGCGCTAACGTCGCTGCTGCCGCGACCGTCACGGCGGACGTCCAGCTGCAGCACTAAGCGGCGGCGGAGCAGTCCGTCGATTAGGGGGAGGCGTGGGGTATGCCGTGGGTCATTGGTGGCGTTTCATCGCTGACGTGGTCTGCGGCCCGCGACAAGGTCCGACTGGATCTCTGGCGCAAGGGGAGCACAGCTATCCCCGACGACGTTGTCGACCGGGCGCTCCACGCCTCCATTCTTGACATTGAGAGCCGCCGCAAATGGCAGTGGCTGGAGAACATCACCAGCGCGATTGAGCTCGGCTTCGCCAGCAACCAGCTAGACCTTCCGGCCGCGTGCGGAGCGGTCCAGTCGCTCTCCGTCTTCAACGGCGACAATCCCTATTCCGACCCGCTGGAATTGGTGCCCATGCCCAAGCTCCGCGAGATGGTCGGCAACGCGGGCGGCATCCCGACCTGCTACGCGATCAGCAACGGCATCGCCTTCTTCGATTGCATTGCTCCCGCCTCGACGCGGTTCGAGCTGATGTTTCAGGCGAAGTGCCCGGACCTCCTGGAGGACGCCGTCGAAAGCCCGCCCGTCACGCTCGGGCTGCATCAACAGGCGGTCCTGGCCGGAGCGAAGGCGCTCGTCGCGCTGGAGTTCCTGCACGACGACGCCAAGGCCCAGCGCAACAACTCGGCTTTCGAAGCCCACATTGGCCGGATGGAGGACCGCGACGACCAGCTGCGCGGCGACGAACGCGGCGGGACCATCCAGCCCTATGACGACCTGCACATTGCCGCGCACGGGCGCCGGTAGGGGGAACAATGGCCGATACCTTCACTCCGAATTACAACCTCACGAAGCCGGAAGAAGGCGCCTCGGACAATACCTGGGGCAACAAGCTCAACGCTGACCTTCAGGCGATCGACGCGCAGCTGAAAGTGCTCGCCGACCTCGTCGCGACGAAGCTCAATGCGGCATCGTACACGGCGGCGGACGTACTCGCGAAAATCAAGACGGTCGACGGCCCTGGCTCCGGGCTTGATGCCGACACGGTCGACGGGGTCGACTCCGGTGCGCTTGGCGGCACGCCGTCTGCGGCGGACATTCTCACGGCGCTGCTCACCGTCGACGGATCCGGCTCGGGGCTCGACGCCGACAAGCTCGATGGGATCGACGCGTCGGGCTATGCGTCGTCGACGCACACGCACACGGCCTACGTCGCGAAAGTCGGCGACACGGTAACGGGCAACATTGTCCGCTCGAGCAAGGGCGTTCACACCTACCACAACGACCCAGCGCTCACGTCCGGCCGCATCTTCATCACCGCCGTTGGAGCGGCCGATCCGACGTCCCTTCCCGGCGATATCTGGATCCAAGTCTCCTAGATGGGCTCCATTTCGATCCGCGACGCTGCGAGCGCGCTAAAGTCGGGAACCGTGCTGAAGGTGCGGGACGCGGCAAGCGCGCTGAAGACCGTCCAGACTATCAAGCTGCGCGACGCGGCGGGCTTGCTGAAGACCGCATATGACGTCGGCGGTGGCGGCGCCGGCGCGAGCGTCTCCGTCACGCCGTCAGTCAAGGCGACGAACAGCGACACGGTCAACAACAACACAAGCAGCTTCACCGCGGCGTTCACCGGCGGTTCGCCCAGCTCGATCGTCTGGAGCATCCAGAGCGCCACCGGCGGCACTGCAACCATCGTCTCAGGCCAAGGGACCGCGACGGCGAGCATCAAGCTCACGAACACTGGAGCCGCCGGAACGACCGCCTCCTGCACGATCAAGTGCGTGGCGGTCATTGGCGGCGTGTCCTACAACGACACGGCGACGAAGACGCACAAGCTCAACGTCGTGAGCGGCGGTGGCGGAAGCGGCACTGTCAGCATCGACAACCAAACGCTCGTCCGCACGTCGCTTCACGGGACTGCGTGCCAATATAATTTGAACGCCGACGGGAACGTCTATGGTCCGACAGCGTCGGCGCTGCTCGAAGCGTGGCTGGACAGTGGTTCGGCCGGCAGCTTCGAAGCCCGCGCAACGCTGCTGAGCGGGGCACTCACGACCGGCACGACCGGCGTATGGCAAGCCCTGTCGACGACCCGCACGTGGACCGCCACGCTTGCCTCGATCAAGATTGAAATTCGCCGCGTGAGCGATGGGGTTATCCTCGACACGGCGACCATCTCACTCGAGGCGGACGCTACGGGCGGGGGGAGCGAATGACCTTCGCCCGCTCCGAAATGGCCTTCAGTCCAGGCATCTACGCTAATCGGTCGAAACGCGCTTCAAAGCTGCGCTGGGTCGACGGCGATCTCGTTCGCTTTCGCGACGGCGTTCCGGCTCAGGTTGGCGGCTGGCAGGCACTTGTCCCGACGTCCGGCGCGATTACGGGAAAGGCGCGGGCGATCCTAGCGTTTCGCCTCAACGACCAGAAGGAGCGCTACGCGGCGATCGGTAGCCACACGGGCGCCTTCCTGTGGAACAGCGACAGCCTCACCGACATCACGCCGGCGGGCTTCGTCGCCGGCGTTGAAACCTCTATCGCCGCGGCCGGCTACGGCGCGGGAGTCTATGGCACCGGCCACTACGGCACTCCGCGCACCGGCATTGGCAACCTCTCCGAAGCGTCGAACTGGACCTTCGATATGTTCGGGCAAATTCTGCTCGGGTGCTTCGATTTTGACGGTGCGCTCTACAAGTACGACAAGGCCGGAGCCGACACGCAATTCGAAGCGGTTGCGGGTGCGCCGGTCGGCCGCGCGATCTGCATGTCCGACGAACGCCACCTGTTCATGTTCGGCTGCGACGGCATCCCGGGACAGGTGAAGTGGTCTGACCGTGAAGATTTCACCGTCTGGACCCCGCTCGCGACCAACCGCGCCGGCGGCTACGAGCTGCAGGTCCGGTCGCCGTTCCAGTGCGGCGTGCGGGTGCGCGGCCAAATTCTCGGGCTGACCCGGACGGAAGTCTTCGCCTTCGCTCCGCTCTACAACGCGGACGTCTATTCGCGCGACCGCGTTTCCTCAGAGGCGGGCGTCACCGGCCCGCATGCGATCGTCGTCGTCACCGACAGCCTCGGCGAGACGGCGTACTGGATGGGTCGCGATAATTTCTTCGCCTACGACGGGCTCGTCCGCACGCTCGATTGCGAGCTGCGCGATTACGTCTTCAAGGACATCAACATCGTTCAGGCGGCGAAATTCCAGGCCGGGCTCAACACCGCCTATGACGAAGTGTGGTTCTTCTATTGCTCGGCCGACTCCGACGAAATCGACCGCGGCGTCATCTACAATTACGGCGACGGCACCTGGTCGAAGGCGACCATCGCGCGGACCTGCTGGGCGGACGTGGGGACGTTCCCCTACCCTATGGCGGTCGACCCCGCCGGCACGCTGTTCGAGCACGAAAAGGGCAAGACGGCCGACGGCGATGTCATGCCCTCCTTCATCCGGTCGCACCCAATCACGATAGGCGTTGGCGAGCAGTTCGCCGACGTCGATCAATGGTGGCCGGACATGCAGGACGGCTCTGACGCGGCTAAGGTCAGCTTCATCTGCCGCGACGGCCCCAGCATGCCGGACCGGATCGAAGGACCGTTCGACTTCGAGCTCGGCGGCGACGAATTCGTCCCGCTCAGCTTCTCGGCGCGTGAGTTTCAGCTGGAGATCGAAGGCAACGGCCATTGGGAGCTGGGGCTTCCACAGGTTTCGATGCAGGGCGGGAGCCTCCGGTGAGCGGGCGTTACACCGGCTCCGAAATGCAGGGCGAGCCGCGTCGTGGGCGCGCCGCCCTGGACGACCTCGACCGGCGGTTGTCGCGCCTCGAGGCGGGCGATGTTCGGATCGAAGGAAGCCGGCGGCTCTTCCTGCGCTCGCCCAACGGACATTTCTGGAGCGTCGGCGTCGACAATGCCGGCGCGCTCACCCTGACCGACATGGGGACGTCGCTATGACGCCGGTTCTTCAATTCGTGCCGACGGAGCAGGTTCGCGCGTACTGGCCGCGCATCCGGGACGCGGTCGTCGCGGTGCACGCGCTTGACCCGCACAGCGGCTGGATCCCGGAGGACGTTTACTTTGAGCTCGCGCGCGGCGGAACCTACCTCTGGACAACGGAGGACGTTCGTGGCTTCATCGTGACGCAAGTCCTGGTGAACCCCTACTCCCGGAACCTGCACGTTTGGATCGCGCACAATGCCGGGGGGGATTGGTCGCCGCAGTTCTTCGATCAGCTGAAGGACATGGCAGCGGCTGAAAACTGCACAAGCATTCAATTCGTGAGCGATCGAACGGGCTGGAAGCGCGCTCTTCCCGGCATCCGGGCATCGACGCTCTACAGCTTCGACGTGGGGGAATAGGGCATGTCTAAGGGCGGCAGCACCAAGACGACGGAAACCGGCACGCAGCAGGTTCAACTGCCGCAGTGGATGAGCGACGCGGGCAAGCAGCTGTTCGACAAGTCAATGGCGGACAGCGCCGCGCACCCCGTCACCGCCTACACTGGCGAAATGGCGGCGGACATGGACCCCGCTCAAAAGGCGGCGCTCGCTCAGGCGACGAAGAACGCCAACATCGGCCAGGATCAGATCAAGGCGGGGCAGAGCACCGTCCAGGCGGGCACCGCGAAAGGCGATCGCGTCTCGACCAAGGCGTTCGGCGCCGCGGACGCGGCGAAATACATGAGCCCGTACATCGCCGACGTTCAGGCGCGCACCGTCTCCGACATGCTCCGTAACGGGCAAATTCAGCTCGATCAGCTCGGCGATGCGGAGTCCGCGAACCACGCCTACGGCGGCACGCGCCAGGCGGTCGCTCAGGGCGAGGCGACCAAAGGCATCAACAACAACATTCTCGACTATCTCGCGAGCAGCAATCAGGCCGGCTACGAGAACGCGCAGCAGCAGTTCAACACGGACACGGATCGCGCGCTCGCGGCATCGACGACGAACGCTGGCCTCACGCAAGCCGAGCTAGATCGCAAGATTGCGGCCGGCGCTGCGATGGGCAACCTCGGCCAGCAGGCGAGCGGCATCAACGCGGAGAGCATCAACAACCAACTCAAGGCGGGCACGGTCGCGCAGCAGACGCAGCAAGCGAAAGACGACGCCGCCTATAACGAATTCCTGCGCATGCAGGACGGCGACATCAATCGCGACGAAGACCTCATGGCGATCCTCGCCGGCACTCCGCGCAACGTCACCACGAACACGTCGGGCACGACGAAAACGACGCAGAACAACGGCTGGCTGAACACCGCGCTAGGCGTCGGCGGCATGGCCGCTAGCATCTATTCGGACGAGCGGCTGAAGCGCGACATCGTCGAAGTCGGCGCGTTCGACGACGGACTGCCGATCATCGACTTCAACTATCGCGACGGCCTCGGGCTTCCTGAAGGCCGCTTCCGTGGCGTCCGCGCTCAGGACGTCGCTCGCTACCGGCCGCACGCGCTCGGCCCGACCGTCAACGGCTTCGCCACCGTCAATTACGACTTGCTGGGGGACTGACCATGTACAATCCGAACCAACCGCAGCCGACCGCCGCTCCGGGCATGATGCAGACAATGGCGGCTCCCGCCGCGACCAGCGCCCCGGCAGCGGCGCCAGTCGCGCGCACGTCGCTCGGGTTCCCGAGCGGCGGATATCAGCCAAAGGTGCACCCGGTAAATCCGCTCGCGCAGCTCTACAGCTTTCGCACTGGATTGGGCGCGGCCGGCGGGCGGGGAGCCGCGACCTCCGCTATGGCTCCGTCTCCCGCTCCAGCTACAGCCCCGGCTGCGGCGACCGCTCCCGCTCCAGCGGCGACGAGCTATGCGCCCGTGGAAAATCATCCCGCCGACGTCGTTACGGCGGGCGGCGGCACCGCTCCTCCAGGAACCGCTGCGCCGGGATCGGCCGCGCCCACGAACGCTGCCAACGGCATCGCTCAAGGCGGCGGGCGGTTCGGCGACCTGCTCCGCCAGTTTCTCTCAGGTGGCGGCGACCTACAGCAGCTGATCCAGCAATGGCGCTCCGGAGCAGGCGGGGTGACATTCGGCGCGCATCGCCCAGGGTTCCTCGACCAGATGCAGGGCCGCTTCGGTCCGGGCGGACATCACGCCGGCAACAACAATCCGGGCATCGTGCCGCCAGCACAGGGCGGCTCGCCTGTGCCAGCAATCGCCCCGGTCAATCCGGCCAACCTGCCGCCGTCGGCGGTGAATACGATCCTTCCGGCGTACACGCCGCCTCTTCTCGGGAGCTAGGCCATGCTGTTCGATCAACTCGCATCGCTGCTGGGCGGTGGCGCCGCTGCGGCGGGACAGCCGATCGGTCGGTCGCTCATCCAAGGGCTTCTGGCGAAGCACGGGACGGCTATCCCCGACATTCCCAAGGCTGGAGCCGCTGTCGCGGACGTCGTCGACGGACCGGGACCTTCGACTGCGCCAACCGACCCTGGAACGAATGCCGGCAACATCGTCGCTTCGCTGGGCGGCGGCGAAGGGGGCGGGCCTCTCGACGCTCTAAACAAGGACTATTCGTCGTTCGGAGCCGACGCGGCGGACGGGATCAAGGGCGCGCTGGCCGCGAACGCTGCGACGCCGCGTGGCTTCCTCGATCGCATCGGCGATTTCCTGCACTCGGACGAAGGCCGCGCGACGGCCATGCGGTTCGCTGCCGGCGCGTTCAAGGGCGGCATCGGCGGCGGGCTCGATGCTGCGACCGACTTCGCCGACCATCGCCGCGCGGAACGCTCCGCTTCGGCTATGGCAGAGCGCAAGTTCGGGCTCGAGGAGCGCGAGCTGGACAACAACAACGCTTGGCATTTGGGCCAGCTCGACAACCAGGCCGAGCAGAACCGCGTCACTGCAGAGCACTATCGCCGCGGCGACCTCAACGACTCCCGCCGCATCGACGCGGACCTCTACAAGCACGACACGCCGTCGGGCGATGCGGCGCTGCGGTCGTCGGACACGCGCTACACGCACTCGACCCCGTCCGGCGACACGGTGGCGAATATCGGCGAGAAGCGCTTCGAGCACATTACGCCGTCGGGTGACGTCCAGGCGCAACAGGCCGGAGAGACGGCGCGCAACACGCAAGACAATCAGACGTCGATCCTCAACGTGCTCAATCAGCACCGCCCGCAGCTGAACCTGCGGACGCACTATACGACGACGCCTGAGCGGTTTGCTGCGGAAGGGCCGCGGCTGCGTCCGTCTCAGGTGAAGCCGGCCGATACTGCCGGCGGCGCGAAGCAGATCAGCTCGGACGCCGAGTACGAAGCACTCCCGTCCGGCGCGCGCTTCGTCGGCCCCGACGGCCAGGTGCGGATCAAGCCGTAGTGGGCTGGCAGGACGCCCCTCTTGCGTCCCCGACCGGTCCCAAGCCGGCATGGGCCAGCGCTCCCCTCGCGACGCAGTCGAATGCGCCAGCGGGCGGTGCTGTGCCCGAAGACCCGCGCGATGAATTCTTCCACGGCGACGGCTTCCTCGCGAAGGTCGGCAATTTCCTGCAGCGGGCGGATCGCGCATCGGAGCGCGGCATCCATTCGCTCAGCGCCGGCGTGGAGCGGCTCGGGCAAACGGGCGCGAACACGGTCGGCCTGGACAGCGTCGGCAACTGGCTGGGCGAACAGGCGGCGCATGACGAAGCGGCTGCAGCCGTGCCGGTCCCCAACGCAGCGACGTGGGAAGAAGTCAAGGCGAACCCGTCGATAGCGAACGTCGGCGATTACATCGGGACGAGCATCGGCGGCGCGGCGCCGTCCCTTGGTGCTGCGGCCGTGGCGCTCCCGCTCTTCGCTGGATCGCGCCTCGGCGAAGTCGGGCACGCGCGGGCGGTGAACGAAGGTCGCGACGAAGCGACCGTTCTCGACCTCCTGAAAGCGGCGCCGACGGCCGCGGTCGACACGGTGCTGATGAAGGGCGGTCTGAGCGGGATCCTCAGCGGCTCGCTTCCAAAGGCGGTCGTCCGCGAGGGCATTGCCCAGGCGGGTATGCCGGTCGCCGATTATGCCGGCGAGACGGTCGGAACCAACGTGCCGTTCAAGCCGGAGGAAGCCGTCGATCGCGCGGTCGCTGGCCTGGTCGCTGGCGTGCCGATGGGTGGCGCAGCGCACCTTGGCGTTCGCGGCATGCGGGCCCTTCGCGAAAGCTATGCGGCGCGCGGGGTCGACACGGCCAACATCGGCGACGATGCTCTCGTCGAAGGCTCTCTCAACGGCAGCATTCACCCGGACGTCGGACCGGCCGACGTCGAAACCATCCTTCAGACCTACGGCTCCTCCAGCCAGCACTTCTCGAGCCCGGAGCGCGCAGCTGCAGCCGCAGAGCGAGTTCGTGCCGCGCATCCGGAAGCCGAGCGACCGAGCGGCCAGCTGCCGCAAGACATCGTCCAAGGGCTGCGCGCTCGCGGCATCCCTGAGCACGTTGCGCGCGGCGCCGCTGCTGGCGTGTTCGCGGAGTCCGCCGGCGATCACACGGCGGTCAATCCGTCGTCCGGCGCGACCGGGCTGGGACAGTGGCTCGGCCCGCGCAAGAAGGCGCTGTTCGAGCGCTACGGTCCGAACCCAACGCGCGAGCAACAAATCGACTTCCTCGCCCATGAGCTGAAGGGCGGCGACAGCGGCGGCAAGTTCGTCCTTGCGGCAGAGAACGAAGCCGACGCGCTCAACGCCTACATTCGGAAGTTCATGCGCCCCGCTGCGGGGAAGGAAACGGAAGGCGACATCTCGCGCGGGCTGGAAGCGCTCGGCCTGACGCCGCGCGAAACCGTCTTCCGCGCGCCGCCACCGTCCGAAGACCCTTTCCGCTCCGATAGCGGCTTCGAGCGCACCGACGCCGAACAGAAGCCGACCGACGAAGAGCTCGGCCAGGAAGGCGCCCGTTACGCTCGGATGGACACGGGCGAGAGCGACCAGCCGTTCCGCGAAGCCACCGACGACCCCGAAGGCCAACCCGGCTTTTGGGAGCGGCGCGCGGAGATGCAAGCCGACGATCTTCGCAAGGAATGGGAAGCGAGCCGCAAGGAGCCGCCGCCAGCGAGCGAGGATCCCGGCGCGAAGTACGGGAAGAACAATTACGGCCAGCGCCCGCACATGGCCGATGACATCTTCGCGATGACCGACGACGGCCACATTGCCGACGTCAAGGGCAAGCCGGTCGCGTTCCGCAACGTGAAGGACGCCGCCCGGTTCGCGGCCAAGCACAAGCTGGGCGGCGATTTCGAGCCCAAGGTCTGGACGACTAACAGCACCCGCGTCACCCTGACCAAGCGGCCGGGCTCGACCTATGGCGAGCGCCCCGCGCGGCCTGAAGGACCGATGGAGCCGGCGGCGGGTCGGAGCGCCGACGAAAGCCAGCGGATGATCCCCGACTGGCAAAAGGCCCCGCTGGCTGACGGAAACGGCCCGCCAGCGCGCGATACGGGGTCGGCGGCTACCCAACACCCGGAAAACGCTACAGGCGCTGCAAGGCCCATTTCTGACGCTCTCAGTGGGTCTATTTCAGACCCGTCTGTTTCACGTGGAACCGAAAATGTACCCGCCGGGCCGGAGCGGTTCGAAGCTGCGCCGCCTCCGAATTTCGAAACGGACTATCACCCGGGCGGCACATTCGAGCGACCGCGGCCGGAGCCGATCAGCGGACGGGAGCCTCCGAAGCCGCGCAATTTCGCGCGTGCGGTCATCGACAGCCTGAACGAGCGCAGCCGCCGATCGGGCATCGCGCACCGCATCGACGCCCAGGACGCGATCAATCACGGCGTTGCGGCGGACGCGATCTACCACCACGCGAACGCGCGCTATCCGACGGTCAAGGTCCAGTTCGCGCGCCTCTTCTCGACCAGCAAGGCGCCGCTCAAGTCGCGCGCCAAGGACGTGAAGCTGCATTCGCTCGACGACCTAGGCGACCGTTTCGACTTCCAGAATTTCGGGATCGAGCACGGCAACCGGCCCGAGCCGGCAGAGATTGCGCGGCTGCTGCAGGAGTCGATCGACAAGCACGAAAGCGCCTTCGACCGCTCCGACCCTCGGCATGGGCCCTATAACGATTGGGTCGCGCGTCACGACGCGGCTCAGGAATTCGAAGCGCGGTACGGCGACCGCTGGCACGAAATGCCGGATGAGGAGCTCGATCGCATCGACGCCGACGCTCCCATCGACGACATGATGAACCATGTGCTAGGTGACGAAGCACCGGAGGACACTGGACATGGGCGGGCTGAAGAGACTGAGGCACGCGACGCCGGAGCAGGTGGCGAAGATGAAGGCGGTCCGGGACGACCCGAACGAGACGGCGGAGAAGCGGACCGACGCGGACCTGCTGCTGAAGATGCACTCATCCCTGAACGGGAAACCGACCAGCGAGACGCCCTCCAGCGACGAGCCGACGAGCGACTAAAGCCCGACGCTGAACAGAAGCCGGCCGGTTCCGACGGCGGGCTCTTCGATACCCGCGACACGACCGGCGACATGTTCGCCGGATCCGATGGAAAGGACGGCATCGGCAAGCTCGCCAAAGACCTTTGGAACGACGAAAGCGGCTCGCTCAACGTCGACCGTCTCGCCGACCTGCTGTTCGAGAAGGACGCGGACCCGACGGAGGCGATCCGCAAGGTGCGCGACCTCGTTCGCTCGCCGGCGAAGACGACCAAGGGCGCGCTGAAGGCTCTGGACCGCTTCGCATCGGCGGTCGCCTATTCGTCCGACGGCGCGCTCCGCACGCTCGCTCGGCACTACAATGCGCCGACGATCACGAAGTTGGCGGACATGTTCCAGGCGCGAGCGGGCGCCGACGACGCTACCGCTCGAACCTATGATGAAGCACTGAAGCGACAGAACGGCCGCTTCCGCTCGCGTCTGGATGCGGCGATCGATCCCTTCATCGGCGACAAGGCTGCAATGGAGCGGATCCGCGACCTGCTCGCGGAGCCTGACCGCTCCGTCCGTGCGACCGCCAAGGAGCGCGAGGCGGCGAAGGAAATTCAGGCGCTGCTGAAGGACGTCCGCGAATATCGGATCGAGGCGGGCGAGGACATCGGCGACGTCAAGAATTACTTCCCGCGCGTCGTCGACAGCATCGCCGTTGCCGACAAGCCGGCCAAGTTCCTGACTGCGGCCGAGCGCCTCTATCGCGACCTGGACGTGCCCGACCCTCGCGCCGCGGCGGAAAGCTGGATGCAGCGCATTCTGGACACGCACGCGGGCCTCGACGGCGGCGAAGAATTCCTCGTCTCGTCGGGCAAGCCGTCGTCGTCGAAGAGCCGCGAATTCGGGCCGCTCGCCGACAAGCTGCTGCGCGAATTCCTTCAGAAGGACCCGCTGCTCGTCCTGTCCGATTACGTCACCGGCTCCGTTCGCCGTGCCGAGCAGACCCGCCGCTTCGGGCCCAAGGGCGCCGTCAACAGCGAAGAGCGCGGCGCGTGGCTGAAGGAGCACGGGACCAAGACGCAGTGGGACGTCATGCTCGACGATATTCGCGCCGAGCTCCGTTCCAGCGGCGAGGATGCGGACGGCGTCGTGCGCCAGGTGAAGACAATCCGCGACGGCTCGCTCGGTCGCCTCGGCACTGCCGGCGTGCGGGTGAGCCGCGCCGTCTCGACCATCCACGCTTGGAACCAACTCTCGACCCTGCAGAAAGTCACGCTCTCGTCGATCGGCGACCTTGCGATGGGCTTCGTGCGCGGCGGTCCGACCTATGGCGTCCGCCATTTCGCGACGTCCCTGAAGGAAGCCGCGCGCCTGGTCGAAACCTTCGGCAAGCGCGACCTCTCCGACGCGCACCGCTGGGCGGAAGCGATGGGCACCGTCGGCCACGGCACCGCCTCGCAGCTGATCCAAGCCCGGATGGATGCGGCTCCGGGAGCGGTGAAGCACGCCTCGCTGCTCAACAAGTTCTACCACAAGGTCGGCATCGAGCAGCTGACCCAGGGCGGTCGCATCGCTGCCACGAACAACGCGAAAATCTTCCTCGATACGCTCGCCGGCGACCTGCTCTCCGGCTCGGCGCGGACTCGCCAGCGCGCGACGCTCTACCTCAAGGAGCTGGGGATCAAGGACCCGCAAGCGTTCGGCGAATGGCTTCGCAAGGGCGCACCGTCGGCGGAAGAGCTGGCGGCTGATCGCGGCCATGCGGCTGACTATGCGACCGCCGTCGTGCGCTTCGCCGATCAGACGGTGCTCATGCCGTCGCGAGCGCAGAAGCCGGCCTGGGCGAACCATCCGGTCGGCTCGCTCGTCTTCGCGCTGCAGTCGTACAACGCGGCCTTCACTCAGAACGTCCTGAAGCGCGTCGGGCGGCTCGCGATTGAGGGCGTGAAAACCAAGGATCCGGCGCTGCTCATCCCGGCTGGGGGCATGGTCATGCTCGCCGGCATGAACGCGCTGCAGATTTACCTGCGGACCGCGATCTTCGGTGGCAAGGGCCCGGACGATGAAAGCCAGTTCGCGCTGCAGGTGCTCGATCGCACCGGCCTGACCGGCATGGCGTCGCCGTTCTTCAACGCGCTCTACGGGACGAAGTACCACCGCTCGATCAGCCAGTCGCTGCAGGGTTCGGTCATCGGCCGCGCGGGACAGGCTGCAGACGCCGCGGCGGGGCTCGTCGTCGACAACAGCGAGAACACGAACACTGCCGAGCGGAAGGCCGCTGGGCTGCTCTACGACATGGCGATTGATCCCGCGATCAACGCCTTCGGTGCGAAGTACGTCCGGGGAGCGGGCGGAACGGCAATCATCTTGGGAACGGGCAACAAGGCGGGGGGGGCGCTTCCGGGGGACCGCGACGCATTCATCGACGCCGTGGCGGGTAAGGAGAAAAAGCGTGTACCATCGGAATGATACGGTGCTGCGGAACGGCCTCGGCGTCGTTGGGGCTACCGTCACGGTCTATGTGAACGGGACCGACGCGGCGGGCAATTATGCTGGCGCCACGAAGGCAGCGCTCTTCTCCGACAAGGACGGGACCGTCCCGCTCGCGAACCCGGTCGTCACCGACGCCAACGGTGAATTTGCCTACTTCGTCCCCAACGGCATCTACGACGAAGTCGTCAAGTACGGCTCCATCACCGACACGAACACTTACATTCAGATGTTCGATCAGAGCGGGGGCGAGGCGATCGTCGCGACGGCACAAGCGGTCGCGGCCCGCGATGAAGCCCTCGCCGCTGCAGCCGACGCCACGGCTCAGAAGGTGCTGGCGAATACCGCGGCGGGCAACGCTGCCACGTCGGCCGATGCGGCGGACGAAAGCGCGACGACTGCTCAGGCCGCGCGGGGCGATGCGCTCGCTGCCGCCGTTGCTTCTCAGGCGTCCGCCAATACGGCTGCGGACGAAGCCAGCGCCGCGCTGGACGCTCAGACGCAGTGCGAGGCGCTCGCGGCTCAGATGCTCGCCGCCTTCCAGTACGCGATCACGTTCGCCGCTGTCGCCGACGTTTACATTCCGGCCTCGATCGCGATGACGCTCAACATCGGCGCGCCGACGCTGGGCACCGGGACGCTCAGCTACGAGAAGTCGACGGCCGCTGATCCGACTACGTTCGCGGCTGCGGCGCTCCCCGTCACGCTCCAGGCGGGCGCCTGGCTCAAGGTCCGCTGCACGGCGCTCACCACGACGTTCCTTGCACTCCACCTGCAGCGCACTGCCTGATGCTGGCGGTCCGCACGCCTTTCCCGGGTCTTCCCGTCACGCCTATGGCGTCGCTCGGCAACGTCACGATGGGCGCCGGGACCGCCGGCACGTGGGTCTTCGAGGCGACGATCCCGTGGAAGGCGGGGCTCAACGCCGACTTCTCGAACCTCCGCATCACCGAGACGGACAATTTCACCGACCTCCCGTTCTGGCTGGACCCGGACGGGATCATCGCGGGGACGAGCGCGCTCGTTTACATCAAGACGGCGGGCTTCGACGGGACCTCCCGCACGCTGCACTACGGCGCCGGACCGGCGAACGCGAGCAATGGCGCGGCCACCTTCCCGGTCTTCTTCGATCCGTGGGCGGGCCTCGGCAACATCGACACTTCGACCACCGGCGCGCTCTCCCAGGCGGTCAAGCAGCCGGGCATCCAGCATACGCTGATCGGGACCGTCGCCACCTGGGCGATGCAGGGCTACGCGCACACTCCGACGCATCGCTTCTGCGCCCAGGAGCGTAACGGCAACACGACGGTCAAATGTCTCCGCAAGAGCGACGGCGCCGAGATTTGGCGCGTGAACATGCCGATCGTCGACAGTCACGCGAACAACATCAGCTACCGAGCGGACACCGATACCATCTTCGTCAGCGACACGAGCGGCGCCGGCAAGGCGTTCGAAATTCGGGCGTCAGACGGCTTCCTCGTTCGGACGTGGGACGTGCTGGGTCAGCTCGGCGTCAGCGGCCACATGCTCTATGCTGGACCGGGCAAGGCGTTCGTCCTCAACAACAACCTCGGCGCCGGAGTGAACCCGCTCCGCTTCTTCGAAGTCAACCTGAACGACGCGACCGGCGCCTTTACGCTAGTCAACACCTACGTCCTGCCGACTTCGACGCAATTCCCGCCTTCGCAGTCGGCGAACGGCTTCTACTTCGATTGGAACGGGTCCTGGCTCGGCGACGGCGTCCCCATCGTTTGGTTTGTCGGCAACCAAGGGACCGTCTCGCCTCCGCTGCTGCGGCTCTACGGCTTCTCGTTCCCGTCCACGACCGAAGTCTCGATCAAGTACCATCTCGGCCCGTTCGACATCGGCGGCGAGGCGGAAGGTATCGGCTTCGACGGAACGACGATGGAGGGGACCTGCAACCCGGGCGATCTGAACGCCAAGCTCTTCCGGATCGACAAGCTCGAAGCGGGCGCCACGTTCCGCGCAGCTCAGATGCGCGTCAACACTCAGGACGCGCGCTTCTTCTCCAAGGTCGCCGTCTCGACCTTCGCGAATGGTCCCGTGCGGGCTGTCACCCGGGCGCGCTATTTCCGGCCCTACGGCCTGACGACCACGCCGCAGCGTGCGACCATCGGTTTCGCCACCTTCCCCGGCTTCACGCCGGCGGCACAGGCGAGCTTCGGCCGCTCGTCGACCGCGCCGTCTGCGACCCAGGGCACGCTTCGGACATCGACCGCCAACGGCGCCGCGACGAACAGCGCGTCGCTGACCATCCTGAACCACACGACCGCGTTTCACCGCTACGTCGTCGACCTGCGTCCGGGGACGGACATCACCGCCTACCAGGACGGGAACCTTATCGGCTCTCAGGCGGCGACCATCCCGACGCTGGCCGAGCTTGCCAATCTTCGTTGCTGCGTCGGCACCGGCGGGCCTTCGACCACGGACGACGGCAGCGATTTCCTTTGCAGACACGCCGCCTTCTTCGCGCGGCAGACGACCGTTTCGACTGTGACTGTGACTTAACCGCCTGACCGGGGGGTCGGGCCTGTAGGGGTGAGCAAGTGGGGGAGGACTGGATCGACCGGCTTGCCGCCGGCGGGAAGTGGACGGGGTTCGGGCTGCTGGCAGTCATGGGCTACCGCTACTTCACCTTCATCTGCAACTTCCTCGCCGGCCGCTTCGACGCGCGCCAGGCGAGGCTGGAGGCGCGCGAAGAGCGCGTTGGTCAGTCGCTCGCTCGGCGCCTCGATCATCTGGAGCGGACCGAACAGGAAAATCAGCGGCGCATCCGACTGCTCGAGGAAGTCGTCGCGATCCTGTCGTCCGAGCTCCGGCAAGCGGACCCCATGAACCCGAAGCTGAAGG